AGTAGTAATAGCCCCATCAGGAGAACAACTGACAGTTAACGTCGGTTTTGGGGTTGACTTTTTTCGTCCTTTCTTCGGATTATAGACAAGGACAACTTGATGAGTTTTATTACTTAAATACGTTAATGAAAATAACGTATCAAGATTTTATGGTAATGCCCGTTTTTATGAGAAAATATTTGTTAGATAAATGGGTTGAAAATAATAAGAAGGACTAAAAAATTAGTCCTTCTTCTATTTATAGGTAATGAGAAATTAAATTATGGCAGACGATTATAATAAAAAATCTTTAGAGGATATAGCAAAATTAGCTAGTGAAATTTTAAGTCCGTTAGAAAGTGTTGGTTCTGCAATTTCAAATATGATTGTTGAAGCTCAATCTCTTAACCAGTCATTTGTTGGTGGAAAGACTAGAATTGAGGAAATGAATTATGCAATTGTTGCTTCCGTTGCATCAATAACTGACCTTGGTGGTAGTGTTAGTGATGTTACTAAAACAATTGCGGAAGTTGCTGAAGGTTCAAGACGAAATGTAATTGCAAATGAAGAACAAGTTACTAAATTATATGCTTCAGCAAAAATATTAGATACTAGTGCTCTTTTTTTAACAGAATCATTTGGTAAAGTTGGGTATGAAGTTTCTCAAATTGGTGTAAACATTGAAGAATCGATAGAGTATGTTCAAAGTTTAGGTTTAAATGCTAGAGTTGTGACATCAGAGGTTGTCAAAAATTTAGATTTAATGAATAGATTTAATTTTAATGATGGTGTACAAGGGTTGACTAAAATGGCAGCACAAGCATCAATGTTAAGATTTGATATGAGGGAAACCGCTAATTTTGCCGACAAAGTTATTACTCCCGAAGGTGCTATTAATATGTCCGCAGCATTTCAAAGATTAGGTTTAGCTGTAGGTAGTTTGGGTGACCCATTTAAATTGATGAATGACGCGATTAATGACCCTGGAGCATTACAAGATAGTTTAATTAAGGCGACAAAACAATTTACTTATTTTGACGAAAAAACAAAATCATTTAGAATAAACCCTCAAGGTATTTTAACCTTGAAAGAAATGGCTAGAGAAACGGACATTTCTTATGAAACATTAACAAAAAGTGCTTTGGCGGCTGCCGATTTAGATACTCGATTATCTGCCATAAATCCAAGTATTAATTTTGAAGATGAAAGTGATAAAACACTCTTGGCTAACATCGCAAGTATGGGTAAAAGTGGTAAATATGAAGTTGAGTTAAAAGACAATACTAAAAAAGAACTACAGAACCTTAACCAAGAAGAATTTGATGAGTTAATTGAACAACAAAAAAACGCTCCAAAAACTGTTGAAGCGGTTCAAAAAAGTCAATTAGGTGTTTTAGAAAATATTTACTCAACTTTAGAATCTGCTGTAAATCAATTAAGATATGGAGCTGCTGGAGCAAAAGAAGTTGTTTCTAATACAGTTGGTTTTGGTAATATTGGAATGGCGATTGCGAAAGAAATTAAAGCTGCTGCTCCAGAAACTAAAGAAGTTAGTGGATTTATAAGTGAATCATTACAGACTATTCAATCTTTAATTATGGACAAAACATCCGGTAAAATTGATGAAAAAAGTTTTCAATCTAGATTTGAATCTTTAGAAAAAAAATTCATCAGTTCAACTGAAAATATTGGTGAAGCGACTTCTAAATCTTTAGGTAATTTAATTGCTGGTGTTAAAGGTACTTCCGCAGCTGAACAAGGTTTTAGGTCTGCCATCGAAGAATTTAAAAAGGCGGTTGATACTGGTAAAGCAGGACCGGTTAAAACTAAAATTAAAACAATACCTGAGGTAGGTGGTGCTTCGGTATTTGGTGCTAGTGGTGCAAGAGCAAGACAAATTGAGGAAATGAGTAAAGACCCAGTTAAAAGTACACCTCAAAAAGTTGATTTTAGTGGTGTTATAACAGTTAAAATTGAAGCTAAAGAAGGTGTTAGTGTTGAATTTTTAAATAAAAGACTTGTTGATACATTTAATAGTCCAGATTTTATACAACATATTACAAAATCAGTAACACAAATTGAACCAACAAAAATGAAACCAACAAAAAAATAAAAAAAAATACCATCAATCTATTTATAAATAAAACATAGATGGCGACAAGTCCTTTAGATTTAATTAATATTGAAAACTTCTTAACAAGACTTACTAAAAGGAATTTACAACCTTATAGTAAATCTCCTAGTAAGTTTACACCACCTATTAATTTTGAGTATAGTCAATCAGATTATTCTGTTATTGATAGTCCTGACCAACTTATTGACGAACCTTCTTTAGCCAACAAATTATTTCCCTTAAATCAATATGGAAATGATGGTGGTTATAGACAAGCCCCCGACCCTAACGGATTACTTAATAGTAAATCAAACGAGGGGGAATATGGTTATCAAGATGCCAATATTGTTGATGAATCGTTTATTGCTTCGGATAAGGGTATTGGAAACATTTCACCGGCTTGGAAACCATTAAACGCTTATGCTGGTGTTGGACAGGGATTAGATGCTGCGAACGCAATTGGAACATTTAATTCAGTTACACCTGACCAAGATAGACAAGGAAACGGACAACCGTATTCAAATAATTTTAATCCATCATTATTCATCCCTTCAAGTTATTCTCCAGTATCAATCTTATTATTTAAAAACCCACAAGGTAGTGATGGTCTGTTAAGTCAAGATTCATATATTGCAAGAATGGGTGCTGAAAACTTAAGAAAAGATTTTCAAGCTCGAATCGCAGCACAAATACTTCAAGACACAATTGGACGAGCCAACATATTCAACGTAAGAAGTGGAACAGACATTTTAAGTCTTATAACCGGTAGAGTTCCTTTAATTGAACCTAACTATAGGATTACAATTTCATCAAATCCAATTCTTGCTGCTAGTGATTTTGCTTTAAGACTTGCTGGTAGTATTTTACCTGTATCTACAATACCTGGTTCATATTTTGACCCAAGTATCAATCCAGGTCAACCAACAACAATTCAACAATTACAGAACGCCTATAGACAATCTACGGTTGGAAAGTTATTAACTGGTTTATTGGGAGCAAATACAACAGGTTCACAACTGTTTTATAACAATATGGGTGGGGGACAAAAGTCCCGTTTATTTGGTAATATTGATTATAACAAATATAAGCCAAGTTTTGATAGAACGTTATTTGACAGATTGGGTGGGGCTATCGTTGGTTCGACAACCAATAATAGTGATTACTATGTAGGTTCTATTACCTCTGACCCGTCAAGAGTATTTTCTCCATCAGGAGATTTACCTGTAAATACCTATGGTCAGGAACAACAAATGCCGGTCTATGGACCACAAGAACTTGCTCAACTTTATGAAGGTCCTTCACAAGAAGTTAGACTTGGTGCTAATGGTCCTACATATAGTAATGGTGGTGGTATTGAAGGTGGATTTACTTGGGTTTCTCCAAAGTATAAAGATAATGCCGGAAAAAAAGTTGGTCTTGGTGGAGCAATCTTTAATCAAGATGAAGACTTTAGACCGTCATCATATAACTCAACCGAGTCAACAAATAGAGTATATCGTGAAGGTTCAATTTTAGATGACACCCAAAGAATTATTGATAGCCAACCTCAAGGAGGTAAAAGATTACAACACGTAGGTAATGCTATTGACCAAGTGAGTAAGGTCTTTCACGATGGTTATAAAGAGATTACAAAGGGTTCTAGGGTTCTTTCATATATCGGTTCAATTGGACAAGAAGTTGGTACGGAATATTGTAGAGTTTTTGCCAAAGATACACCATATCTTCAATTTAATGATTTACAAAAAACTGATGGTATTACCACACAAGGTAGAAGATTTTCTTATTCGGTATTGGATAATACCTATAACCTTAATATTGCTCCAAACAAACAAGAAGGTGGTCAAGATTCGACAAACTTAATTGGAAATGAGAATAATGGTTATGCCAAAAAATATATGTTCTCGATTGAGAACTTGGCTTGGGCTACGTCAAATGCTCCGGGTTATGCGGTTGCTGATTTGCCGGTTTGTGAAAGAGGACCTAACGGTGGTAGAGTAATGTGGTTCCCTCCATATGGATTAACTTTTACTGAAGCTGTTAGTGCTAACTGGAACGCTAATGAATTTTTGGGAAGACCCGAACCAATTTATACATATAAGAATACTTCAAGAACGGGTACATTAACTTGGAAAATCGTTGTTGACCATCCGTCAGTATTAAATGTTATTGTTAATAAAGTTTTAAATAATGAAACCAATAAAGTAAGAATTGATAGTATTTTGGAATCGTTCTTTGCTGGATGCAGAAAATATGATTTATATGAACTTGCTAAGAAATATTATACAATAAAACAAAATGATTTATTTCAAATTCAACAAGCCATTACATCAAAAGAATTACCACAAGAATCTCTTAAATATGCTGTAGATACTGTTAGTAATATTAATGCAGTTGCTCAAGGAACTATTACTGCTGCGGAAGCAAATACTAAATTAAATTCATATAACAAAGTTGGGTTAGGGTTTTATTTTGATAATGATGTTCCGAAACAACTTGGTGTAAATTATATTGATACATATACACCGTATATTAGTCAAGAAGGAAGTTATGGTCCTAACACCACAATAATAGCACAAACAACAAACTTTTTTCAAACGGTAATTAAACCAAACAAAGATAGTATTGAGGAATTTATAAATGAGTTAAAAACTCAAATGACTAATTATCCTGGTACGGTAACAATATCCTTGGCTGGTAGTGCATCTGCTCCAGCAAAAAAAGAATACAATCAAAAGTTATCTAAAAGACGTATTGATTCTGCAATAACATATATGACTGCGGATACTAAAATACAAGAGTTTGTACAATTAAGAAGATTACTATTTATAGAGAAGCCTTTGGGTGAAAATGCACAGGTTCAAAAATTTGATTCTAAGACTAAAAAATTTATTACAGGTACAAAGGTTAAATGTACTGATAACGATTTTGACAGCTTAAGTAAAACACAAAAAATATACTCAACAAACTCTATGGCTTGTAGAAGAGCGTTTATTTCAGATATTCAATCTAAATTAGATGAACCACCATCTCAAGCACCACAACAAAAAATAGATGTTAGTCTTGGTAATGTTGTTATTAAGACGGTTACTCAGAATGTTTTAGAACAAAAAACTGTTATTAGAGATAATATTAGTAAAAGAGTACTAAGGGCGTTATTATCTGAGTGTGATTATTTTGAAACAATAAAAGAAGAAACTCCGATGGTTTATGATAACTTAAAAGAAAAGTTAAAGTTTTTCCAACCGGCTTTTCACTCAATGACACCCGAAGGATTAAATTCTAGACTTACATTCTTACAACAATGTATGAGACCTGGTGACACAATACCAACAGTTAAATCTGTTGGTGGAAAAGATGTTTTAGAATACAACAACGCCACAAACACGTCTTTTGGAGCACCTCCTGTTTTAGTATTAAGAATCGGTGACTTTTATAATACAAAAATTATTCCAACAAGTTTAAATTTTACCTATGAAGAGTTAGATATTAATCCTGAAGGTATTGGTGTTCAACCTATGATTGCCAATGTTACAATGGGATTTAACTTTGTTGGTGGTAGTGGATTAAAAGAATCGGTTGATAAATTACAGAATGCGTTAACATTTAACTATTATGCTAATACTGAAATTTATGACGATAGAGCAACACCAACAGATGATAGTTATAAGGTTATTGATAAACAAATTTTAGATGCTAATAAAAATATTCCAGCACCAACACTTAATGACGCGTTGCCTAATCAAGGTCAGACAAATGAATCAACAGTTGGAACAATATTAACAACGATTAATGTTGGTGATATTGTTTCGGGTACAACAAGTTATCAAACTTTTATGGATAATTTAATTACGGATACTCAAACATATTTCACAAATGTTGTTAATAAAAATAAAGAGTGTGTTAATCAATATAATAATGCTTTAAGACAACAATGGATGTTGGAAAGAACTTATACTGAAGGACAATTTAATGTGTATATAGATGCTAATATTCAAAAAGTACTATTATTTGGAAAACCATATAATGTTGAAAAAAGAATTGACGAAATATTTTCAGATTTAATTGCTGATGTTAAAGGTGATGATGAAGGGTTCATTAAAATTTTAAATGGTGGAAAATTTAATGATGAAAAGAAAACAAAATATAATTTCCCAAATAAAATTATTCGTCAAGTTAAAGATAATTACGTTAAATTCTTACAGGATAAAAAAGGTGTTTATCAAAATCCTGTAACGATGATAACTCAAGGAATGGTAAATGTTCAACAAGATTATATTCCAAAATTATCAAGGACTAATACAATTACTTATCAAGTTCCAGCGTTTACCGATACTGGTACTGATGGATTTGCTAAAAAGAATGGACAAATAACAACATACATTACTTATGGAACTAGTGATGTTGATACTACTTCAGGTGTTTCATCAACATTATTAGAATTAAGAAACGATATAAAAAAAATTGGTGAAAATATTTCCGAGTTTAATACCAGTATAACTACTAATACCGAAATAGTATGGACTGATGGTAAACCATATTCCGGACCATTAGTGTTTCCTGAAGGTACAAAAATTAAAACAAAAGATGTTTTCAATCCTTTTCTAAAGGATGATTTTCAAGACAATTCGTTAAGAAGGGTTTATATGTTAATGTCAAATGACGTTATTGATTTAAAAAAACAAGAAACATTTAAAAACGCTTTAATTGGTAATGTTATTATTAATCCGGATTACAAAACGTATAGAACTGACTTGGAAGATGCATTTAAATTTTATTGGGAAGACCAAACAAGACCACAATTTGAAAACGAAAATAAAATTACCATTGCAATAATTGATAAAAAAGAAAAGGAAGAATTGGTTAGGTTTTTGAAATTTGACCCTTATACTAAAGGTAAGAAACGAGTGTTTACTTATACAACAGAAAACGCCAATAGTGATAATCAAATAACGTTGATTAAAGGGTTAGGACAATTTGGTAATTTAAACACTGACGCTAAAACTTGGAATGATGAAATTTCACCATCAACTTGGGTATCTAAAACAAAACTATTATAATGGCATTTCAATATTGGAACAGATATAGTGATTTTTTAATTAATGGAGAACAAACAGTTGTCCCCTTCGTTGAGTTACCACAAAAAACCACAGATAAAAATTACATTTATAAAGTTGCTCAAAGTAGATTAGATATTATTTCACAAGAATATTATAACTCACCATATTTTGGTTGGTTAATATTACAAGGTAATCCTCAATTTGGAGGACTTGAAAATAATATATATGATGGTGCGGTATTGATTATTCCTTATCCATTACTACCATCATTACAAGACTATAAAGCGTCTTTAGATAATTATTTTTATTATTATGGCAGGTAACAGACCAGGAGACAACAGTGGAAACATATTAGTTGATTTTGATTACAACAATATAATTGTTGTTGACCCCAACAAAACAATTGATGCGTTTGGTAAAATTGCTGAAAGATTAGTTGACCACGAAAATTTGGTTATGTATGCTAACTTAGAAGCAGAAGTTGTACCAAGGACAAAATTATCTGTTGGTGGTAGTCCTGAAGATAGAATTAGAACCATTTCGGTTGCTAAGATGAATTTCTTAAGACCAACAGAAGGAACTTACTTAAGTAGTGGTTATTATGATGAATTAACTGGTAAAGATGCTACAAACCAAAAAGGTGTTAATCAACTAAAGGAGAAGACAATAATTGGTCCAAATAATCAAGCTTATAAGATAATGTCACCCAATGAAGAAGGTAAAACTGTTGATAGTGGGTTGTTAGGTATTACATCGATTGAGGTTACAACAAACACTTCATTTATTCCAAGTGTTACAATTTTATTAGAAGATATTCAAGGTAAAGCATTATTTCAATTAGGTAATAGTTCACCTTATGCCGCATTTTTTAATTTACCATATTGTCCATTTTATTTAACCCTTAAAGGTTATTATGGTCAAGCCATTAAATACCAATTAAACCTTAAGACATTTAATGCTAGTTATAACTCATTTAGTGGTAATTACCAAGTTAGATTAGAGTTTGTTGGATATAAGTTTAATATTCTTAATGAAATTTCTATTGGAAACTTGTTGGCAGCACCACATATGTATAGTACAAGATATGATGTTTCGAGACCAACAGAGACATTAGAGTTAGGAAAAAATTCATCAGCTTTAGGTGTTAGAGTTTCAGAACCAACAAATAGCCAAGATAATGTTGTAACACAAATAGTTTCGGAAAGAGGTTATGAAAAAATAGTTGAGGTTTATAGTGAATATAAAGCCAAAAAATTAATTCCTGAGGACTTTCCTGAGTTAACGGTTGCTCAATTAATGAGTAAACTTAGTAATTTCGAAAAATCGATTATTGCTTCTTATCCTCCTGCTAATGTTCAACCTTTAACCGATATCCGACAATATAAAGATGTTTTATCTTCGTATTTCAATCAAGTTAGAGGAGCTTCTAATTCTTGGTTTAAAACATATATGAACCCAAAACCAATCGTTTTGGTGACAGGTGAATATGTTTATACATTTAAAAACCAATATTTAACACCGGCAAATGCTCAAGTTAGAGTTACAGCAAAAAGTTTATTGAGTGGTCAAACAACGGACTATAATAATTTATTGGCATCAAATCCTGTTTTAGGTAAAAAAGGTTTATCACCAATTAAAAATAGTATTACGTATAATATGTTTATTATTGATATTGATGTTGAAAGTGTTGATTTGTTAAAGACACTTCAAGAACAAACTGGAATTACTTCTCCAACTAATGAAGACTTAGTTAATTTAAAAAGATATATTGAAAATATTTTAAGACCTGTTCAAGAAACAACTAAAGGAACTCAACAAAACCCATCTAAAGTTTCAAAAATTAACGAACCGTTGTATATTTTTGATGGTGTAGATAGATTTGATAGAACAATATCACAAATTGAAACTGAGGCCAATAAAAAACTATCGGAATATGAAACTGCTATATCGGCAGATTTGGCTAGAAAGATTGAAAACTCTGATACGGGTATTGGATTTAAACCTAGTGTAAGAAATATTTCTGCGGTTGTTATGGCATCGGCGGAAGGGTTTATTAGATTACTTGATGATGTACACACCAACGCTTGGAATGTTAAGTATGACCCAGTTAGAAAAGAAGTAATTATAAATAATCAAACTGCGGCACAAGGAACCGACACTGTTGATAATGTTCCTGTTGCTCCAACGGCATTAAATAATAATTCAAATTATGATAATTCACAAATACCTGTTTATCCTTGGCCTCAATTTTTTGTTGAAACTCCTGATGATAAAAGAGGAAGATTTCAATTAAAATATATTGGTGACCCATCGGTCGTTGGTGTTACTAAAGGTTATTTGTATGAAAAATGGCCTGAGGTTGAATTTGTTGAAGAGTTTATGAGAGGTTTAACTCAAAAGTTTAATCCTCCGGTTAATCAACCACCAACCGACAACGGACAGACAACTAAAATAATTAATATAAACGCGATTGAATTTCCTTCAATTGGTCTTGCTTATGCTAATAAAGAAGAAGTTAAATTTTTTTATGAAATATGGGAAAGACAATTCTTAACCGCAAATTATTCTGGATTTATCAGAGCAAATCAAAATCAAGTTAATCAATTAATTAACTTAAATATTGAAACAGAAACTAATAATATTGTTTCAGGTCTTGGAATTAGTTCACCGTATATTACTTTTAAATTAAAAAATTATGATTTAAATGACCCAAGATATCCTTTGTTTTTAAAATCAATATCAAACGAAGGAACTGGTAGGGCTTACCAAGAATTTAGTAGAGATTTATTCGTAACTCCATATATTAAAAATTTAACAGAAAATTCGTTTAATATTCTTAGTATAAAAGATTTAGGTAAAATTCCTCAAGAATCACCAAGTTCTGAAGCATTAACTCAATTGGTTAAAAATGCTTCAAATACTCCTTTGGTTATTGATACATATCCGTTTACTAATCCTTCTTGGGTTGAAAATAATATGAGTTCAAGTAACCTTAGTAAAGGTGAATTAGTATATGATACTAAGAATGTAATGACAGTATTTGATGAAAGAAATGTTATATCTAATTTCACCAGTGTTTACAATAAAACAACAAACCGACCTGTTACCAACTTTTCATATTTAAATCCAACAACACCAAGTTTAAATAATATTGTTGGATTAGATGCATTCTTTAAAGGTAGAGAGGTATTTGATTTTGTACCAACAGAAGGTTATGTTAATTACATTTCACCAACACTTAGTTTATCAACTCAAACAATTACATCAATACTTAATACTCCATATTTTATTAATGCGATACAAAATGGAGTTTATAATTGGAGAAGAAATGATAAATACCCATATATCCAAGCCGCTTATTTATTTTTAAATTCATTACCATTAGCATCATTAAGAGAAAGATATAAGACATTAGGTACTTCAAATGATTTAGATTATATTGCTTCTTGTTTTAAAAAGTTTGGTGCTATTCATAAAATGCCATATGCTTGGATTCTTAAGTTAGGTTCTGTTTGGTATAGATATAAAACATATAAAGAACAAGGTATTGATATTATTGATTCCGCTTGGAAAAACTTTAACTACAAAGAAAACTTTGACCCTATTACAAGTGCCGAAACAAAGACATATGAGTTCACATTTGATGGTGTTAAACAAATAACATTACAAGAACAAACAACATCAAACATTAAAATTCAAACAGGATTTTTCCCTAAAGTTATTAATGACTTTAACGTATTTTACAAGGGATATGATTTATATAGTGGATATACTAACTCTGAAATACAGAAGAGTGTTAATGAAGGTATGAAAGTTTATAACTTTGATGATTCTAATTTTAATGCAACACAAAATAACACAACACTTAATTTTCAAACTTGGTCAGTAATCCTTCCTGATAATATTGAAGACCCAACAACGAGTAGTGAACCTTGTGAAGTACCACCATCAATTGTGGTTACTGGACCAAAATATTTTATTGTTCCATCATTTGGTTCAGTGTTGGCAAATCAAGCCGAATTGAATTGTGTTTCAAATGGAACAACCAAAGTTAATTTAACAAATAACGAATCTATGTATAATGGTTCTGTTAGATTATTGTGGTCAACACCAAACTATGGTTATTTTGATGCCAATCAAGTTGTAAAACCACAACCTGATTCATATGTTAATAAAATATTACCAAACACACCAAGTCAATCTCCATTCACATTATTATCAAGTGATGAGTATAGTAAAATAGAAGAAATCTTTTCTGTATTTGATAGAAGTATTTTAGATAAATTAGAACAAGAGTTTTTAAACTTTTGTAAACCAATCGCGGATATTGATTTAGGTCCACAAGTTCAAGTAGCAATTGGTGTTTCACCTGTTGATATTAATGCTGTTTATAAAAACTTCCAATATCTTTTTAGAGGTTTGATGAGTGTTACGACAAAACAATCAACAACAACAAATACGGAATATTTTAATTCACTTGCTGACAATCAATTAGGTGTTTTTACTAATACGATGAAGTCTTTCTTAGAGTATGATGTTCTATTAAAGTATGGTAATCCTGCAAACTATAAAAGAAGAATTTTTGATTCGTTTTTATCACAAAATTTAACAACTCCAATTGTTGTTGACCCAATTCAATTTGACCCTTATGTTCTTAATACATTACCTGGTGGAGGAACAATAACTTTAGAACAATCTAAATTATCTTATCCACAACAATGGGCGGCATTAGAAACTGAAGTTGGATTTTCAACAATTCAAAATTTAATTTATAGTGATAGTGGTTCATATATAACCGATTTTTTTATTGATAATAATATTGGATTCAATACTCAAAATATTACATTATGTGCTCCTTTAGTTAAGATGTATGCCACACAAAAATTATATTCTCCGAGTATAACAAGTGATGGTTTTAAACAAACAATTCAAAATTATTTAGGTGATACATCTAATTTACAAAAAAATTTATTAAATACATTACTAACACAAGTAAGAGAAAAATTACCTAATCAAGACCAATTACCTGAAAAGACTATTAAAAGTGTTATTGATGGACAACAAAGTAAAGTTGAGAATTATGAAGTCTTTAAAGCATTAAATGATAAATGGATTGCCGGTTCCGATTATAAAAGTAAAACATTATTTGAGGACTTTTTATTCTTAGATAGAGCATCAAGAAATATTGGGGATACTATTATTATTGATATTTTTGCTCTTAGAGATGCTTTTGGTGATGTAGAAAATAACAAAGCGTTGAATTTAGGTATGAGTGTATTCACATTCTTAAGTGGTATGTTGATTAAAAATAAGTTTAATGTTATGCCATTACCATCTTATGTTAACTTCTATAATATTCAAGAAGTTGATGGTACTACAATACCACAAAACAAAGAAGGTTCGTTAAAATTTGCGGATAATATGTGGGGAACATTCTTGGATGTTGACTATAGAAATTCATCACCAAAAATGGTTTGTTTTTATACTGCCCTTCCATCACAATATTTGGATTTACCTAAAGGTAATTCTAGATATAGAGATGATGCGTTTGAGATGAGACGAGCTTCGGATAATCCTTTACTTGAAAACCTTACAGGTAAAAATGATTATGCGTTATCAAATAGGTGTGTTGGATTTAATGTTGACTTAGGTATTAGAAATCAAAATATCTTTTATTCATTTAACGTTTCAATGGATGGTGGTAAAGCAACTTCAGAATCTTTACAAACTCAATTAGATATAATTGACCAAGCTAATGGAAGAAATAGTACAACTCAAAACGTTAGTCTTTATAATTTCTACAAACAAAGAAGTTATACTTGTCAGGTTGTTTCTATGGGAAATGCTTTAATTCAACCAACAATGTATTTTAACTTAAGGCACGTTCCAATGTTTAATGGTCCTTATTTAATTACAGAGGTTAAACATACAGTACAACCTGGTACATTCCAAACTAATTTTTCAGGTATTAGACAAGGAATATATGATTTACCTGCGATTGATAATTACTTACAAAGTATTAATCAAAATTTATTAACACAGATTGAATCGTTATTAAAAGTTAAAAAAGATAGTACAGTTAGTGAAAGAGTTACTGAAATTAATAAAGCGGCTCAAATACAACAAACAGGAAGTAATGTTGCTGCCGCGACAAATAGTTGTATTAATGGTTTGGTTCCGGTTTATTTTAGTTATGGTGATTTTGTAACAACATCGGTTACATCATTAAATCCAACACAATTAGTGAATGCGATTAAAGCAAAGACATTAAACCCTAAATTACAAGTTTTAATCTATATGATTTGTTATGTTAGAACATTCAAAGGAAAAACATTTAATGGTTATAATAATAATTATGCGACAATAGAATTAACTAAAAATTATTATACTAGAGGTGATTATTTTATTCCTGGAAAAAGTGCCTGTGTTGAAGTTCAAACATTAAATGGTAAAGTTTCTAAACCTATTGCGATTTTCGAATCAATTGATAAGTTTCTTGATTTTATGATTGCATCATTATTAACTGATGTTGATAGAATTTATGGTGATACTGGATTAGGTATTACTAAATACTATGCTTGTTATTGGTCTAACCCTAGTGTTACGGAAGAGTATTTTGATTCAAAAGAAGAGAGTGAGTTTACAGAATTAAGTAAAACATTCCAAGATGCATTTAAGAGTGCTGCGGACGCTAAATTAGATGCTTCTGCGACACAAGACCTAAGACTTTCAACTAAAAATACATTTACTCTTAACATTAAAGTAAAGGCCGGTGTAACCCCAGTTCCAAATAACTTGAATACAACACCATCACCAACACCTGTTTGTCCTCTTCCAACAATAATTTCATTCACACCACTAGAAGGTACTAGTCAAACAATATTAAGTATTATTGGAACTGACTTAGAACTTACAACTGGTGTAACAATTAATGGTATAACAACTAGTCAATTAACAATTAATGCCAATACAAATTTAAATGTAATTGTACCAAAAAGTAATACTGTAATTCCTCAAACACAAACAATAGTCTTAAGGACTAAAAATGGTAATGTAATTAGTTCAGGTCAGTTTACATATAATCCATTCCAAACCGCACCACAACCACCAACATCAGTACCAGGTATTCCTTTAAATGCCAACACACAACCACAACAAACAGGACCATTAGTTATGACTGGATTAACAACATATGACTCTAATGGTAGTTCTAATTCGTTATTGGTTACAATTAATCCAGCTGCTGGTCTTTGGGATATATTATCAGGTCAAACTAAATGGACTTGGATGGCAATTAAAGAAGAAACCGGACCAAACAATACAAAAGTTATGATTCCCGTTGCAGGAGACCAAATCTCAAATGACTTAGCAACTTATGTTAGTTCTAATAAACAATCATTTAGTATTGATAGTATTGATATTTTAGAGATTATAAAAGAAAATATGAACGATGATATTGAATTTAATAAGATATCGTTAGTTGAGTCAAAAATATCTTTATTAGCATTTTCTGCTGACCCAAACAATCTAACACCTATGGTATCCCTACCATTTACATTTAACATTAAGATAATTTAACACATAACCGATATATTTATATTAAAAAGATTTTTATGAGCTTAAAATCAACATTAGACAATTACTTAGGAAAATCAGTTAGATATTCTGAAGAAGATAACGGAGACGGAACTAAACAAGTATGTGATTTAGACACCGGAGACTGTTATACTGTAAGAGAAAGAGACGGCTTAATTGAAAGAGCTGGTCATATGACTACTGCTAATAGACAAGTTAGAGTAGAAACATCAAGAGGTGTTAAACAATTATTAAACGGATAATAATGGCAATAGATAAAAAAATATTAAATGAAATTGAAAGATACAGAAGTATCAATCAATATATTACAGAGCAAGCTGCTCCTGAACCTACAGATTTGGATGCTTTAATGGCACCTGCTCCTGGTGAAGTTGTTCCTCCACCAGTACCTGGTGGTGAGGTTCCTGCACCTGAAATGGCACAACCATCGGTTATTGATGTAGCTAATGACCCTGATGTTGAAAAGGTTGACGAAAAGGGTGAAACCGAAGAAAAAACTGAAACTGAAGAAAGTGGAACTGAAGAACTTGATGTAACTGATTTGGTTGATTCTCAAAAAAATATTGAGAAAAAACAAGATGATTACTTTAATAATTTATTTGGTCAAATAAATAAATTGGAATCAAGATTAGGTGAAATGGATGCAATTATGAACAAACTTAACGACCTTGAAACCAAGATTGAAAAGTATAGAGAAAAAACTCCTCAAGAAAAATTGGAGTTAAGAACCTATGATTCATATCCATTCAATCAAAAACTTTCAGATTTCTTTGACGATAAGAAAGAAGATATGGAAAAGACGGGAAAAAATGATTATGTTTTAACTCCTGACCAAGTAACTGATATTAATGTAAATGATATCAAAAGTTCATTCCAACCATCGGGTAACCCTGATGAAAATATGAGATAATATCATACTAAAATAATTTAAAAGGTCTTGTAATTAAGACCTTTTTTTATTTGACAAAACGATAAACTTGGTTTATATTTGTAGTACACAATTTAAAAATTATACATATGATGAGTTCATTAGACGCCGTATTGGCACAGTACGAAAAATCACAACAAGGTGGGGGCGGAGCCCAAGGTAAAATGTCACAAGACGAAAGAATGAAAAAGTATTTCGCTTGTATCCTTTCTGACAAAGAGAAATCAGGACAACGTAGAATACGTATCCTACCAACACCAGATGGTTCTTCACCATTCAAAGAAGCATGGTACCACGAAATTCAAGTTGGTGGTCAATGGAACAAATTTTTTGACCCAGGAAAAAATGACAACGAACGTTCACCTTTGAATGAGGTTTACGAAGAGTTGATGTCTACGGGTAAAGAATCTGACAAAGAATTGGCGAAACAATATAAGTCTCGTAAGTTTTACATCGTTAAAGTTATCGACCGTGATAACGAAGCTGATGGTGTTAAATTTTGGAGATTTAAACACAACTACAAGAATGATGGTATCTTAGATAAAATCATTCCGATTTGGAGAAACAAAGGTGATATTACTGACCCTGAAAAAGGACGTGACCTTATTATCGAATTAAGTAAATCTAAAACACCTGCAGGTAAAGAATACACAAGTATTTCTACAATCATGTATGATGACCCAACTCCAGTTCATGAAGACAAAGTTCAAGCTAACGCTTGGATTAATGACGAGATGACTTGGTTGGATGTATATTCTAAAAAACCTGTTGATTATCTTGAAGCAATCGCTCGTGGTGAAACACCAAAATGGGATTCAGATAAGGGTGGATATGTTTATGAAAACGCATCTCAAGAAACAACTACTATCGGTGGTAAAAAATCTACAGAAAAAGTTGAAGAAGTTGACCCACAAGCTGACGCTGAGGTTGATACAGAATTACCTTTCTAATAAACTAAACACATTATGTGTGGTATCGTTATGGTACCACACATAATTTATATTAAGTAATATGGCAATTAAAAAGAACGATTTCAGTTCAGTTAAAAAGAAGTTTTCCACTTCTGCAAAATATAAACCACAAAGATTTTTTGACTTAGGTTCTGATTTCTTGGATGCTGTTGGATTACCTGGTCCGGCTATTGGACATTTGAATATGTTCTTGGGTCACTCTGATACGGGAAAAACAACTGCTTTGGTTAAAACTGCGGTGGATGCTCAGAAAAAAGGTATATTACCTGTGTTTATTATTAC